GCGTCAGTATATGCCTTAGCTTCAACCAGCTTTTGATTACGGCTGGTGAGAGCGCTTGCTGAAAGAGCAGAGTCAGCAGACGTGGCGAATGCTTGAGCATCAGCTTGAGCCTTAGCGATAGAACCTACTCCTGAAGCGTGTTCAATAACGTCGAGACGTACATCGAGTGCGCTTTCAGCGCTGTCTGAATCGCTTTCGTTCTGATCAACATCTTGTTGAATAAGAATCATGATATCTTCTAACTTTTTAAGAGTGTTGTGTGTAGAAGTAGCACCGCCGATGAGGGCAGTAACGTCTGCTGTAGCGTTGTCATCAAGTTTGATGAGCATTTGGTTTAGTGTTAGTCCTGTTGAACCTGAGATTGCTGCAACTTTCATCTCTCCTGCGAGAGATCCAGATGCGGCAATCATTCTTCCCATGACAACATGGGAGCCTGAAATAGCCATAATATAATATTTCCTTTTGTTTATATTGTGTTAAGCGGATAGAGATATACACCTAAAGGTACTATGCCGAAACAAGGTGCCAATAAATGTTCTCCATCCGATGATATATAGGAGTCATCTTTCATAAAGTCTGTTTTATTTTTGACTATCTTTAGAGGGTTGCTTTACGCTCTATTCTCGCACTTATTTGAGCGAATGGAGACTGTCGTATGCCTCTCTTTTTGCTGCTGAAAGTTTTTCCAGATAGTCGTTTCTGCGTAGGACTTTGAACGCTAGATTTTCAACTGAATATGCTCCGATTGTCTCCAAACCTGTCTTTCTCATCTTGCGTATTTTCAGTTTGATTTTTTCAGCGTAGAGTTCTGCTTCTTCGTATTTCTTTTCGTCGATAAGTTTGGTTACCCTGTCTATCTGATCCATTAGAGACGCTGCTTTCTTCTTTACATTGTCTCTGTCGAAGTTTGACTTCTCTGGTGTTGGGACTTTTATCCATTCGTCGTTTAAGACTGAATATAGTCCTTGCGCTTCGTGTGGATCATTTATGTCCTGAACGTATACCTCGACTTCGTATCCCTTTATGTCGATGTCGTGTAGTCGGTTCCATACTGATTTCATGGCGTTGAAGTATTCTCGGACAAGCTCTGTCTTGTCGTCAACATCAGAGAAGTCAACGAGGATGTGTAAATCAACATCGGAGAACTTTGAGTAGTTTAGGGCAGCGAGTGAGCCTGTGAAAGTGATGTCAGAGAACTGCGCCTCCCCAACTTCAAGAGAGTCGTAGAAGTCCTTCGCTATGGCAAGTAGCTTCTCCCTTATCTCTGGATCAAGTCTGTCTTCCTCTTGGTTCCAGAAGTCTCTGTTTATGTCGTCGTGGACTTCAAAACTGGATACATCGATACTTTCAGGATCTACATCTTCTGCGATGGAACGAAGCCCTGCCATGAGCATTTCCGCGTTCGGGGTGCTCGCAGAGGATTCGCCGAACATCTGCGCCCATTTATCAAATTGGTTCATATTATAAATAGTTCTCATAGTCGGTAAAATTCAAAGTTTCCGTCATTTAGGGAATAATACACCCTCCTGACTCCAACATGCCTCAATGCCGCTTCGCACATATCACAGGGCTTAGAAAGAAGAAGGTTTCCAGATCTCCCAACTCTTACCACGTATATGTCGGCACCTTGCGTCACTGAGCGATCCAACCCAAGGACGCAACCAAGTTCTGCGTGGTGCGTTGCGTCTCCCTTATCTCTCTTCCTGAATCTTTCTCCAAACCTATTGTACACGTTCTTGTTGTGCGACGTGTTAATGACGGCATTGCCTCTTACGAGAACAGCCCCGTGTCGATATCCCATCAAGGTTGAGTTCTCAGCGACTTTCTTAGCCATGTCGATGAAACGCTTTTTTCTCTTTCCAGTAAACAATGAGGTTTCTCGCTATCGAGAGTCTACAATGATCTTCCTCATCATTGCAAACAACTCGTTGAAGTTTGACTCTCCGAACCCGTCTTCTATCATCATTGCCAGCATTGTGGTTTTTCCAAGTTCTGGCTCAAAGTTCTCCAAAGCGTATTTCATCTTCTGAGTTCCTTGTGGACTTATGGACGGAACATACAACTGCATGAGGCGATAGTTTTCCAATACTGTGTCTCGCCCATTCAGTATTGACTGATATGCCGAGACAGTGCTTTCAACGCTCTCGCAATAATCCATCACTTCTGGGATGCTGTAGGATTTGTCCTCGCATAGGAATGGGAGGCGTTTCCTAACAGTCTTCAACCCTACTCCGCCGATTCCAGCGAGATTGTCCGAGGCGTCTCCGACTATTGCTCTTGCGAGGGCGAAGTTCTTTGGATGAATGCCGAAGTCCTCAATGAGGTTGTTTCGGTTCACTATCTTCTTCTGGATTGGACGATACACTACTGTTTCACCGTCGCAGAGTTGAAAGAAGTCCTTATCCGACGATACGATGACTTTCTGCCAACCGTCGTATTTTGGATGTTGGACGACTAGGCTTATGATGTCGTCTGCTTCTACTGCTGGGAGCATTAATTGGATGACTGGAAGTTCGTTCAGATATTCAAATAGGCGTGTCTGTTGCCATATCTTATTTGCTACCTGTTCTGCGTCGGACATATTGCTTATGTCTCGGTTCATCCTGATGGGTTTTCTGCCCGCTTTGTAGTTCTTATTGACGCTCTTGCGCCTTTGAGAGCCGCCTTGTCCGTCCCAACAGAATACAATTTCATCTGGCTTTACTTCTCGACATAGTTTTTGGAGAGATTGGATTGTTCCCTTAACTCCTCCAAGCGGACTACCATTCGTAGATAGGCTTGGATTAACTATGTAATTTCGGAGATAGATGTTTAGCGAATCTATTACTAATAGTCTTTTCATTTTTTTATCCTCACTGATGCATACTGAATGCGCCCTTCTTCGATGCCCTTTTTGAGCGCTGACTCTATGGCTCTTTTGGGTTTAGTCCATCCATGAATATCCCACACCACTACATCGACGTCCGTATCGAAGCTTTTAGCATCGTGACGCTTGAGCAGAATTCCTGTCTCCAATACGTTTAGATGCCACTTCTTTACCAAGTCGCCAACTCTGAGCCTTACTTTAGCCATTTCCTCTCCATGTTATACTATAATATAACACGTTTGCGAGTGCTTTGCAAGTATTTATCTGCGATTTCTTCTATGTCGGCGATGGGGGCGGGCTGGACGGTTTCTACCCTCTACCCATCGGATGTGCGTTCTTGGGTGACTGGATAGTAGGTTTCTTGAAATTACTGAAAGCTCCCAATGTCCGTGTGTCCAGATTCCGCTTCGTCCGTAGTGTCCGTTTATCCAAACCCATGCTTGCACTTCGGCTACTACGTGAGAGTTGTTTGTCGGAGGATTGTGTCTGGCTGTGTGATTATTGTGCGTCGGAGGATGCCTTGGAGGGTGAGCATATGCGATACACCCAGTTGTTGCCGAGAGTGCTATCATTAGTGCTGTTGTGATTGTTTTATTCATTAGTTTTCTACCTCTTCTTTGTCTTCGTAAAAGTCTGACGCATTTCCTAAACGCTTATCAAACTTAAAAATAACTTCTTCATCCATTATCTCATGTACTCTTTGACGAAATACATCGTCTTTCATTCGATCTACCCACTTAGTTGATTGAAATTTACTTCCAATAGCATTTCCATTGGCATCGTGGAGTTCGTACCAAGCGCCAAGTCGTTTCAGACTTTCGGAAGAGGATACGGCATCAAACAGACTTTCATCGTCCTGAATACCTATCTTGTTTCCCCATAATATCTTGAAGTTACATTGTCGCCCTTGGGTTCCAAATCGTGACTTCTCTAATCTAACTTTTACCTCTGAGCCAACTCGGAAGCCCTTGTCATCAGTGACAAAGGACGCCTTCGCTTTTCTTCCAGTTAACCAAATCCTCAGAGAGTATGAGTAGATTGTGGCTTTTCCACCAGGAGTCATATAGGGGGTGGTCATCGCTTCTGATGGCGAACGGGTGATGTTCGCTTTCAACTGGTTTAGAATAAGGAAAGTGCTTTCCGAGTTGGCTATAGGGATAATAAGTTTTGAGAGTCCTTTTGCGAGGATTCTCGCCTTGACTGCCATTGACGATTGAGGGTTAAAATCTCCCTCAATATCTGAAATGGCGGGGGTGAGGGCGAGAGAGTCCCAAATGAATAGCATCTTGTTATTGTTTGATGCCAAAAGGGATTCGATAGTCTCCAGAACAAATTCGACAGACATAGCTTGAATGTACATAAGTTCATCCAAGTCGCATCCTGCGTTCTTGAGAAACTCTGGATCAATGGCGCTCTCGGAATCAAAGTAAAAAACGTCTATTCCCATCTTTTGGGCGTTGGCTGCGACTTGCGCTGCCATATATGATTTACCTGTTGATGCCAATCCAGCAAGTTCTGAAATCTTGGCACCTGGAATGCCTGCCATTTGTCCACGGGAAATAATAGAGTCCAACCATCTTGAGCCCGTTGGTATCCAATATGGAACTTGAGTCGGGTTCTTCTCGGTTAAACTATGAGCGACATTAATGCCAGCTTGCTTATTTATCATTGATCGCATGTCTGCCATGCTCATTTTACCTGCTTTCGCTGCGCTCTTTTTAGCCATTATCTCTCCATTCTCGTGTAAAGGGGTGAGGCACCTGATTACCCTGTGCCTCCCTGTGGGCAGATGATATAAGGGGGGTTGCGTTTATAGCATATCATCTGTTTCGTTGAACTTGGGTTTAACTTCCCATTAGTTCGTTAAATGCGGCATCTACTGAGGATGCCGTATCCGTAGTTGTTGCCGCCGTGGTTGTTGACGTGGATGTCAGTTCCTGAGCAACATCGTCTGCCGTCTCTCCAAGGAGATAGGCGTCCAACATCGTTCCGACTTCTTCTGGCGTCTTGCGCTCAAAGATTGAATCGAAGTCTGGAATACTCTCCAGAAGCTCTGCGCAGCGCTCGTCTCCGCCGATTGCCTCATCACAGAGAGGAGATGAACGTCGTCGGGGAACCAACTTGGTTTGAGGATATGTTGCGCCTGCTGGTTTGCCATAATGTAATGACAAGTCAGTTCCGCTCTCGACATCGGTAATGTCGCCGTACTCAGGATTGAGGACTAGATTGAGTAGTTGCTCATATACAGTCTTACCATAACCCCATAAACGAACGCCCTGATCTTCCTCTCCACGAACGAGAACGGGAGAGAAGAAGCGCTGGCGAGCCATAAGGTTCTTTGCCTGCTTAATGCTCTCTTCGGTTCCCTCGTTGAAGAGTTGACGAACGAAATCGTTTAGTGGATCAGCTTCGTTGAAGTTGCGGTAGGGTGAAAGGAAGCCTGGATTGTTTCCTACATTGTAGTGAAACCAGTAGTCCTTGAAGGGATCGCCGTCAGCAGTTGGGACGATGCGAATAGTTTGCTCGCCGTCTTGAGGACGCCAGAATGAGGACTTTTGTCCTCCACGGTTTTCGAGAGCCGACTTGCGAGCTTTCATTTTGTTAATGTCAATAGCCATTTGTTATTTTGCCTTTGTTTTGTTTTTGTGGCGGATTTGCCTTGAGTCAAGGTGATTAATCTCTCACCTTGCTAATGAATATTATAGCACAGGTATGCTATAAAGTCAAAGTCTTTT